ACCAGACAAGAGTTTAAGAAATATCGATATATTATTAATACTCTTGTCTGTTGTAAGTTTTTCTTACTATGTTTTTATGAGTCAGTTAAAGGGATTTCTTATCTTGTTAACTCATCTCTTTAAACAAATTAGATAATAAAGATGAGAAGATATAAGATCATTGTATGGAGTCCGATGTATCGATATTAGTGATATCAGCAGATGTGCTCTGTCTTGCCCCAAATAATTTGACTGCTCCCAAAATTTTCATCAATATTTTTATTTCTTTAGTCAAGAACCTATAGGTCACACTATGTATAATATCTTCAAATTTGTCAATGACAATCTTTGATATAACCCTAAGATTTTTGATTTCACGAGAGGATATTGATACTATACCTAATTGGAGTCTTGATTCAAATTTAATGTCTGGAAATGACCCTGTTACTAGTCTTGTAGACATAGACAATGCTATCCAAGATATTACAAGCCTTCTAGAAATAACTTTTAACTTACCTGAATCTCTAAGAGGATATAGATCATATTTACCTGTAAGTCTTAGCTTCTTATCTGCGTCTTTTATCCGAGTCCACTCAAAGATTGTATCTCTTAATACTCTATCAAATGTGATAATACAATTTTTTGTGTCTACTATATTTAGTGTAGATAAGAAATCTCTACATAATTTGTTTAAATTAGGCTCAAATCCGAAGATTTGTAATGCTTGATGGTAAGGTCTTAGCATACCTGACGATGCACTCCCTTCCTTTAATTCTCTAACTATCCAATCATGAACTTTGGCTTTCTCAACTAGAATCCATTTTTCTATCTTAATACTATCCTCTTTAGATAATGGAAGAAGGTTTGCCAATACTGTATTACTATCCTCTATAATATCAGATTTAGGATCTTTTGATATCAGATACATTTCTGTAGAGGCTGGGTTAGATGTTTTCAACACTATTAAGCTGACATCTCTCCAGTATCTTAAATACAAACTTAATTGTTTTGTCCAGTCTGTACCTAATCTTGGTGCAATTTTGCTTACTAAGATAACGTCCTTATCCCCAACAAGGTATGCAATCCTGATCACACTATAATGTTCATGTAAGACCACCTGATCACATTTGTGTTCTCCACCTTCCATGTCACAATGAATAAACCCTATTGAATTATTCTGTAATTCATTCCAGATTAGTGTTTCACATTCATCATTCCCTATCCAAGTTGATCCAGGATTCCCATTGAATAAAACCTTAACTCTTTGACATAAACTCGTGACATTATTCAATTTCTTCCCTACCAGTGCCACTTCTGAAGGATAAATATTTAATTCTCTTTGTCCGTTGAGATCACAAGAATTAACACCTGAATTATAATAGTTCATGCAGGGTCCTAATGTAGCATCATAACAAGACAGCATTGCACCTGCACCTTCTCCGAGATATAATCTATCTTTATCCTTATTGACTAGAGGATTCAGTAAATAGGTAAGTTCCAATGCTTTCAAACAACTGGTGCTATTAATCCCGAAAAGTCTCAATTGGTGTGATAAATATCGCCCATCAAAAGGTAGAGTTAATCCTACACCTGATCTTCCTCTTTCTTCCCTTTTTATCTCTTCATAACCTCTAAGTCGCAGAACTTGTGATTTTGATACCCTTAACCCCCAGAAGGGAGTTCTTTCGTTCTTCTTTAAAGGTATATTGTGTTGAACCTCAGCAGTTATATTATCTAGTAGCATACTATCGGCATCAGGATCCCAGTCCTCTAAGACTTCTGGTATCCCTATACCTCTTACTCTCAACACCTTAATTGAAGATTTCCTGATGTAAGTTAACGTTGAAGGGAATATCTTAATAACTAAGCCTGTCAATTGACTATATCTTAATATAGGATCGTCTAAAAAAGTAAGTTCTAGATACTCTTTCAATGATTCGAGTCGTTCGAGAGATGTCATAGATTCCAATTTTGGTCCCTCTTTAGCTATCTCTGCCAAACTACACAAGTATGCTAGATGTCTAGCTAAAAATGAAAGTTTTCTCATTTCTGCTATATTTGGGTCGTTATCACAAATAAATATTTCAAGCGGTATGCCCTCTTGCCAATCACGCATGAAGAGGTCAACAGAGTATTCACATACTGAAATGGCTAACAGTATCTTGTCTTGATTGGACAAGTTAGGTCCATAAACAGGCTCTACAACTCCTGCATCCCAGAATCGTTTGAATATTTTAGGATGTGATAATGCATTGGACAGTACTTTTAGGACTGCATGTGATGTGTCTTTAATTATGCGTATCACATATCCCCATATTTCATCCCTCCCTCTGACGTTTAACCCGTAAAGTGAATATGCAAATTGATTGATTAGAATACCCCCGAAAGTGGAACAAAATAAGGGTATATCAATAACCATAAATTCGGTGATTAAACTATTTATATCATCATCATTTATCAGTGCTATCATTTCTTTAAGATTGTCTCTATCTAATTGAGACATTGTGTCTGCAATAGTCATAGCTGTACATATACTAGTTGCTCTAATTATTTCATCATCAGACCAATAATTCATATCAATTGTGTGTACTACATCCCTAACCTTACTAAATAACTCTAGATCTATGTCCTTGAGAGGATCAGGATCATAGATTAACTTGTTATTTTCCTGAGTGATCTCTAAGTCCAATGTAGATCTAGGAGGAATATTCAATTCTTGAGGAGATTCTATGATACAGCATTTATTATTCAAATGTAAGTGTAATATCATAGGTTTAGATAATGATCCTTGTTTATACCTCATATTGAATTCAAATAAGCTCAATCCGGTTAACATAATTTGTTGATAAACTAAATTAGTATCTTTAGACTCTCCTGCCTCTTTTAATGCCATATTATCATTAGATATGGTAATAAATCGACTCGCTCGAACTAAAGTAGCACTTGAAAATTTCATCTGTGTAGCAGTATCTCTCAATCTGTGGGACAAATTTGTAGAAGTCGATACAGGGGTGAGTAACTTCAAATTCTCTAAACTTAAGTTAGCCCTGGTTTGAGCTATAAGTGCTGCTTCCATCCATGATATTTCATCAGTTCCATAAGCCCAAGTGTAAACCATTGCGATTCTTATTGCTGCTTTTGCCGGCTTGCTTAAGTTCTTAACATAACCTAGTTGAGCCTCTGATCTTTCATCAGTAGCAGAACCAAAATAAGGGATACGTATGGCAGGACTTCCATTGCTAAGTGTATCTAAGTCGATGTTGTCAGGAAGATAGAACCAAGTATACATAGGGTTATTCCCTTCTGATCTACAAAATTTACATATTTCTGAGCCTTCAATAAATGATCCTCTTAATAATTCTAACGGGTCTGGAGTTTCTAAACCGTGGATTGGTCTTCCATAAGTTAGATGAAACCACATTTTTTGCCTCAATCCTATTGCCAATTCTACTGAACACATATACTCATATTCTATATTATCCTTAACCGGTTTTCTGAGTGTCCTTGTTAAGGTCTCATATTGTAATAGATCATAATTTATAAGTCTTCTTAAGATACTATATGATAATCCTCCTCTCCTGACACTAGCTCTTACTAGAGATTTCGTTGTATCAAGCATCCCGGCTATAGCTTCTCTTACACCTGTAAGTGAGTTATCTAAGATCTCGTGAGCTACTCTGGGCAATATGGCTTTCCTATCCATCAAAAATGATGCTAAGTTGAGATCTTCTTCACTACTTGATTCTGAAAAGAGACCTGATAGGAGAGGATTAGGTGATTCCTGCAATACTGATCTAGCTGTTACATTTTTGATTATAGTTGTTATACTTTGTGAGTGTGGGAGATTGCATGAATAAGGGTCTGATGCCCAATCTAAGAAGCTTGAGTCTCCTGGTTCTTGATTCATCACACGATATAATACCTGTTTATCTAACAGACCTGCTTTGATGAATCTCTTTAAGTCTGCTAGAGCTGCAACTGCTGGATCACCTATATTTCTGACAAAACATCTAGCTGTAGACATATAGTTGAACCCTCCTATGTTAGCTGGGATCAATATTGCACATCTTAACCAATTTTTCCCTTTAAAATATTGATCTTTGATAGTTGACGTAATAGTAGGATTAATGGTCATTCCTAATGATATACATACCTGTTGGCAAGTTTTAAAAAGAGCAATACAATAGCCTAAGATAGGTGAATATCCATTCTCAATAGCTTTGGCTATAGATGTTGCAATGTTTGAGCATGCTGACCTGTTTTCATCTACAAGAGTCTCTGACCAAAATACACATCTTGTTAAAGCTTTGAGGCACTGTGGGAGGATTTTCCCATCATAATATATCCGTTTGCTGTATACAAACATTTTGCTACTTATAATGGTCTCATTTAATTTTAATTCATGTCCAATATCAAACATAACTTCTCTCAAGGCACCGAAATATCTTGTGATTTCTTCATAGACGTGAGTCTTTTTTTGCTTATAGGTTTGTGTGACAGGAACTCTGGATGTCACTGCTATAGCTTGATTGTCTCCTTGTACCATTGCTGACACTCTGACACCAACTTTAACAGCTGCAAGATGGATTGCACTAATAGAGATTAGTGTCCATAATTTCTGGCAATAACCCTCTATTCCCCCTCTTGGATTATGGATAAAGATTCCGGTATCATCATGATCTTGGAGTTCTTTGTGCATTCTATCAGGTACTGGACAGTAAGGATCTCCTACATAAATTGTACTTTTTTCTAGAATAGGGTGCATCCAGTTAAAGAAAGTTTTAAACCCGAATATCTCATTACATCTTTGACCGAACAACGCTGTACTTTCAAATCTCCAGTTGAGACAGTATTTTTTCAAATCGGTGGTTAAAAAACAGCTCAGAGTCTCATACCCCTCGGTTGATGAGTCTGCAGCTTTGAATTCATTTTTAGATTTCTTTCTTTCATCCCAATACCCATTTGAATTGCACTTATTCATATTTTTGATCAATTTCTCATGTAATATGGGATTATTGTAAACTGAGTTGGATCTTGGAACACCTGAGACAGATAATGTAGTCAGTCTCTTTAGTAGGTCAATTTCTCCCTTTACCATCCCATTTTCACTGAATAACTCACCTACTCCTTTTGCTAGTAGTGTTTCTGCTAATACCTGGACTGCTCTCATCTTATATGTCATCTTGGCAAAGAGTCGACCCTCTTGTTTAATTTCTTTTTCTTTGAGACTGTAAGATATGTTGAAGCTATCGTCATTTAACCATTCTCCTGACTCTACATAATTAATAATATCCGCAGGGTTAAAATTATTATCATTTATAAAAACCTCGATTAACCTACGAGTCTCTTCTGATTCAGGGACTTTGTAATATAAATTACTGTCGGGATATACTGAATCCCATGCTGCTTTCCTAGGTGATAGAGCCTTATCCTTCATATAAATTGTCAAATCTTCATCTAATTGAGGCTCAATAAATTTTAAAAATTTAAATCCTATAAAACTACTATAATTGTCTACGGCACATTCATACGAAATTGCAGAGTTGGATCCTTGTGCATTCTTGAGTTCAAGACATACATGATTGGGGAATTCGCATGGCGGCCATTGACCACCGTGTCTTTCTCTATATCCGTTTATTATAATTGCACAGAAGATTGCATGACACTCATATAGTGTCTTTAGTATGATTTTTTTGGAGGAATACATATGTGTCCTTACTTTATCGGCAGCAGTTATTGCTTCTAAGCTAGGATGTCCAAACGTTCTAAAAAAGGAGAAAATTTCTGCTTTTTCATCAATTGATGTCTCTCTGAAAATCTTTATCAATGATTCCATTATGCTGTCTGCTTCTGAATCTGTGTATATATTATCTTTTATTAAAATTGTATGTAGCTCAGTCAAAACATGTCTCATGAAAGCTCCTTTTAAATTAGTTACAGGGTCATCCAACTGTATTAAAGCAAGTGATAAAGGTTCTAGTAGTGATATAATATTATATACATCCTCACCAAGATTGGGAAATAAAGAGTCGATAAGCTCCCATAATTCTTCCCCCTTACATGTTATTTTTGATGACCTTTTATCGAGTCGTCCAGCTGAAGACATATTCCATCTTCCTTCGACAACATCACAATACATTAATACTAATTCAGGTGTAAGGACATAACCGGTTAATTTTAATTTATTTATTATTATCACTAAATCTCTATATATAATCAAAATATATGATTTACAGTCAAGAAAATTGTGAGAATTTGAGACATCTAAATGGTTCCCCGACTTATTCTTTTGCATCCATCTCATATCATATTTGATGCTAAACCATGTTAAGAATGGGCGATACCATGTGTTTTTATTATATTTATCAGTTATATCTGGGATGATATCTACATCCTTTAATGAGTCAAATCCCTCTTTCCCTTCAACACAGCCTAATTGTCTAAGAATATTTAACCACAATTCTTGAAATCCAGATGATAGTTCTCTTATTAATCTATCAGAGACTGAAAAAATGGATCTTATTTTGTCACATATTTCTGGGATATCCAGTCTGAGTAACTCTAATGAGAAAATCGGATAAGGTTCAAAAGTGTAACGATCAATATCCTTAATTTCTTGTTTAAGGATTTTGCCTAGCGATCTGATTTTGATCTGCCGGGGCGATAAACCTCCATTTCTGATTTTGTATTTGGTGATATTTATTATACTGTTATCTTTTAAATCATAGGGTTGATTGATATCTAGCAAAACGTGAAGTTGAGCAATCTTGCTTTTTACAATCGGAGAGTTCAAGTGACATTCTGGATATAAGATGTCTGAGGAATTCTGAGTTGACTCCTGTTTATCCATATTTGACAAATAGGCAGGCATTAACCCTAAGTTTTTCTTATTCTATTTGTCATATAAATGTCTATTCATGCTTTGTTTTTAAATTTTTATACATCATATCTGGTTTTCACATAATTGATATAGTGTTGGGTCTTGATCTGCTCAAGATGTGATTTTACATATTTTAGGGATACTTGTCTTGAACAACATAGGTTGTAAGGTATTAAGGCTGGCTTGGTTGATTTCAACAATGTGGAAGCAGTAGCCCTTCCCGAAATGAGTGATACATGATGTAGTAGTGTATGCTGCCTCTAGTTGTACATTCTTGAGTCTTAGCATGTTGATAATTTCTGAGGTATTTGAGTACATTATGGTGGGATTAACACGTGATGTGTTTGCGTACAGTGTGGTTGTAGCAACATTGACTGCATCAGGAGATAGTGGATATGCATCAGTATATACACCTGATATGCATTCTCTCGGACATCTGTTGTACCAGTTGCAGTCTTGGTTTCCTGGTCGAGACAGGACTTCATGAGGCGCCCATTTAATGGTCATGGGGTTGTTGATATCTAATGATCCTATTTGCAGGTTGGAGTGCCAACCTGAAGATCTAGTATATATGTAGATCTTTTTACCTAGTTTAAGTAGCCTACCTTCGGCACCTAAGTAATTTTGAGTTATTGGAATTGTCTCGACAACAATCTTTGGCCTATCAGATAAATAATTATTGATACGAATTAAGACATTGACAACTTGTCTTTTCTTTAGCCAAGTTATCTTAAGAGCATCATTGCAAACACTCTGATTAACATTGGTACATCTGTTTATCACACACTTAGTGTCGCCTTGGAGCGGAGTTGTTAAGCCACCGTACCCTAGGAAAATGAGTGTATTTTCAATTTTTATCCCACTTCCTACACTCGGATACATTGCAGAAAAAGGATGGTCAAAAGTTATATCTTCATTTTTGTATCGATGAGATTTGGTCTTTCCCTTGAGATCTAATATGTCAAATACTAAATCTTCTATACCTTCACTCGAGTAGTCTGTAGTCTCATTCACAGTGGGCAAGGAGCATAACTGATAACCCCTTGTTCCTGCAGCTATTACAGAACATGATTTCCTGTTGTCGTTGATGTCATAGGTATGAGAAATTACCGGGTTTAAATCAGGATACATATCTGAATTTAAGGATATGTAACCTAATTGTAAAACCTGATATGACTTCCCTATATCTGCACATCCTTGAGTGATTAAGTTTGATGAATACGCATATATTGCATCACCAATTGATAATGAAGGTAGTCTAACACATCCTGAAATTGTGGTGGATCCAGAAAGTAGACTTGGTCCAGGTAATAATGAGATATTGGGGTTGTTGCTCAGTAGGGGTTCCCCTACGGGACATCTCCAGAAATCGTGTGGGTCCAGAGGAGATATGCCGTCTGCATGGTGAATAGCAATGGTGTTTTCGCATATCTGAGCCAATTCCTGTCTGTTGCATGACTTCTCTATTAATTGTGTGAGATCTCTGCTTTGCTTGTTTAACAATATTGGGATCCCGCTTTGTACTGAACTTTGTATGTTTATGGTCCTTGATATTACTTCTTGTCTGATTAATTCTGTGATTGTCTCTTTGATTATTTTGGCACTTTCGTTCATGGAGGATACTGTCATGATGTTTGTCTTCATACAAGTGTCTTGTTTTATAATTAGGTCAATGCATAGGATCATGATAATGAAGGACAATACTGTATGCATTGTTGTTGCAATCAGTAGCCAGATGTGTGTCCTTCCTGCTGGTGTATTAATGTGTGTGTTTACCGTGGAATTGTCATTTCGGGTTGTAGACCAATATGAACTATTTGTTTTCCCTTTTTCAGCCATCGTTTGTATAATCGGATGCTGTTGCCTTATAGGTTGACTGGATTGTCTTTAACCCTAAGTTTTTCTTACTTGTTGTACACCTGATTGGTGAAGTTGTGGATAGATTTGATTGTTGTATGTATGCTACAATGTACTTGATCTGATTTTTTAATTGGAGTTGTTACCCATGTAGGGATTTCTCATTCTTGACTCCAGAGTATAAGCATTAACAGGTGAATTATGAGTTGAATTAATCATTACTAATAGTCTTCTAACCCTGTATAGATAGTATAATATACCACATATGATTATTATAAGTATGCACACAATTATTATCATGATTATCTGAGTACTCTCTGTGTTGTGCCATCCTCCAACTGCTGATATGATTGCCCTTGCCTTCATGAGCTCTGTCTTGGATTCCTCTAGGAAATTTGTGGCAGATGCAAGATTTAAAGAAATGTCTACAGGTCTAATGGAGACTGCTGGACCCACTTTGATGATTTGATTCCCCCAAGTAGTGTCTCGTCCCCTTTTATTGGCATATAGTTCTATTCCATTTATACCTATTAAACCGCAATTGGTATAGGTCAAGAATGTAACTCCTCTTGAGCGATCTTGATTCACTGGTATTCTGTTTGTCCCGCATGTACATGTGGATGCAATGCAATTAGCCACTACACCACCATTGATGAATGCGAACTTTGGTACTAGATTGTTTATTACTTTAGTCACAGGGCACTTTGATACATCCCCGAGTATACACTTCTGTTGGTTATCAGGTATTAATTGTGTAGGATCTCTAGGACATATATATGCCAATTTTGATTCTATACAGTTTGTGACATCTGCACCTCCTAAGGATGATGCCTTATTGATTATGTAATTTGGGATTGCGACATGCCATTCTTCTCCTTCAATATTATAAGATATAGATGAAGCTCTGTATATCAACACGCCTGGTATTTCTGATAAAATTGGTATTTTAACTAAGAGGGTAACCATGTATTTTTCCAAATCAACATCTATCACAGTTCCCTTAACCTGTTCAGTGTAAATGATGTCATATATATCTGATTTATCCTTTTTAGTTGTACTTAGAATTTCTGTTATATTAGCAGAGTAGAGAGATGATAATGCCTGCAAGGTAAGACTTTTTTCTCCTATAGTCCCAAGATTGGAGCTGAATGCTGTTGCTAATTCAGAGTAGTGTTGGGTGAGCTTGATCCCTAGTTTCAATGCCGTAGTCTCACACCTTAGTTCTCCTATTGCAGGTCTTATCTCGTCATTTACAAAATCTTGTAATGTCTTTAATGCAATTATCTGTTCTCCTATACCTCTTTGAATGAGTTCTACAGAATTGTGTGTCTTGACTATGGAATCTTTTATTAGTGCTATGTCCTTCCTGGCTTCTCGTGCTTCAGCTAATGCAATGCCCGCAGTTATTTGAGCAGCTGTGGCTACTCCTAGTGCTATGGTACCAATGACAGCACCAAAGAATCTAGTTTGTGGATTATCATTTGTCACAGTGGTGTCATTAGTTATTGTTATCAGGGATTCCTGAAGATCCAAGGCATCCTTCAGAGGAATTAGAAGTCTATTTAATAAATTCTTGTATTGAATAATTTGAGTTGTTCCACATCCATCTTGTAGGTCAATTGAAGGTACCAAGCTTAACACTATGTATCTAGATTCATAAGATCCTGCTATTTTAAGTAATTTGCCCTCATTGATTATAACCCCTACATTTGAAAGTTTTTCTACCGGAATTTGACATAATGATGAAGATAATAGCAAGCTTGAGTATACTAAGAAGAGGATCTCTGATTTTTGCATTTTTGTCTCTATCTTGGTGTTTATTATGAATTTAAATTCTGTTTTTGTTTAAATTTTTGTTCTTGCCTCCGTTTTTGTCTCTGGCCTTTTTTCTTTTTTGGTTTTTGTGTATACTTTTGTTTTTCTTCCCTTTTTTGTTCTTGTTTTTGTTTTTGCTTTTGTTCTTGTTTGTGATCTTGTCCTTTTCTTTCTTTGTGTTGTTGTTTTTCTCTCTGCTTAGGCTGAGCTTTTTGAGACTCTTGTCTTCCTTGATGTTGGTAGAGGACTTTGTCCCTACGTTTTTCTTATTTGAACTGATTGTATCGAATTGATCTGTATTTGATTAATGGTACGATTTAGAGCTAATGGGTGTCATTATTGAGGAGTGTAGACTTATATCCTCCTGATTTTCCCGATGCTTTTTGCAACAACATTTGGGTAATAGCGAAATTCTTTCGGAATTGCAGGTTGGAACACAGCATCGACACTTGTGATTTCTACTGAAGCTGCCCAGATGACTAGATTCATATGTGGATTTACATCCATTAAAGGATAGCAAACTGCTTTTTTCCATGCAAGTTGGCTCATTAGAGTTTTGGATAATGTGCCTGTTGCATGTACATGGAAACTTATTCCACCTACAAGCCCGAGAGAGAATATTAGCTTCATCTTCTCAATTTTATTTTTGCAGTATTCAACTGAATATATCTTCCCAACTTTTCTTCTTATGATTCCTAGGTGTACCATGAAGTTGAGCTTCTTTTCTCCATCATCGTCTAGAACGGGGAGGATTCCTTTTTGTTCCGTTGATACTCCTGCCCTAAGTGTAACCAGCAGATTCACTGATATTGAGTTCGGTAATGCAAGATCTGCAAGAGTTTTTGGGACCTTAGCAATTGTAATTGTACCTAGTGATGTTCCATTGACAAATACAACCCTGAATCTGATGTCTTTGTCGACTGGGAGACATTGAGGTGCTAGAGCTACTTTATTGGCATTATATATCATCCCTTGTCTCAGTCGGCTGGACCATGGTAGTAGAGGAGCATGGATCGAATCTACCATGTATACTATCATTTCTCCAGATCTAACTGTTCTTCGTACAGTTATTTTGAGGTCAATGCAGGCTTTTAATAATTCTTGATCTGTGCCGTAATACTTGGCTATGCCAATTGGTAAGGATCCGGATCCACAGATTGAATAACTGGTTGATTCTGTGAGATCAGATATGCTGCCAGATAGAGGTCCTTGCTTAGGTGTTTCAAAGAATCCCAATAGTAGCACATCAAGATACCTGACTCCATGTTTTGGAGGATCTCCTACCTTGACTATTCTGATGTGAGGGATTGCTTTTTTGTCAGGACCTGTTTTGAGAGGGAGAGGTTCTACTGTCCCATTTTCTTCGTGTGAGAATCTGGGGAACCTGTATGTTTCAGCCATTTCCTTTCTCCGGGCAAAATTTCTTTGACCCTAAGTTTTTCTTAATTGTTTTGAGGGAGCTTTTTGAGTTGGCTCTGGATATTGATTTTGATTGCTGGTTGAAATTGTAGATTCATGTTTAGTTAGTTAGTGAATCTATGTCTTCCTCGAATAGCTCCATTACATTTTTAACCTCTTGGTTTGTCCGACACTTATAAAGGGATTTGATGTAAGCCTTCTTCTCTACTCTGCTTAGAGGACTGTTTTCGATAACTAGTTTGAGTGAGTGCAGAGTGTGTTTTTCAGTGGACGGAATCAGGCGTGATGCATTGGATGCTTGAGGCTCATTGTTGTTTTCTTCTAGTACCGGATTTTTGATGTCATCTCTCAGTTCATCCTCTCTTATCAAGTCAGGCTTGAACTCTTGACCTCCTAGAGCTTCCATAGAGGGGTCAAACCTTGTCTTTTTGACCTTATTGTCTTTCCCTTTTGTGAAGACTGATGGTGACCTTGTAGTATCACTGGGATTTCCCGTTTTCCCGCCTCTATCTGTAATTATATGGAGTGTGGATAGATTGGCCATCATGAGTGAGTTCTGTTCTTTTTGGTATTCCGAGAACCGTTTGTGAAGATCCCTGGATGAATTTATTTCCTCTTGAATTTGTTTAAGTAATGTTCTATTTTCTTCTACTTTATTCTCAAGTGATTTTTCAACTGATATAAGCATACCACAGAGATTAAATGTCATTTCTTTGTAATTTGCAGATTTTAACATGCGCTTAGCAAATACATGACTTGCACTCCTAGATAATTCAAATTCATGTTGTGATTTCATTACACCAAGACTTACTAATAACTTGGCCATCTCATCGACCGATGTGTTGCTGGTTTCCTCTTCATTTGCGGTTGCGTCGTGTTCGGGAGTTGGTGGACTTTTTGTGTTGTTGTTTGCATTGTTTGTTGTGTATCTTGTTTTTCTGTGGTTGTGGTTGTTCTTTGGAGTGGCTGCTGACTCTTCGTTCTTTGACGGTGGAACTTTTGGGCTGGTTTTGGTGTTGTGGTCTTCGAGGTTGGAGCTATTTTCACTTGTTGATTTGTGGAGTTCTGAACTCTGTGTTCTCTCTGATCTTGTTTGGTTACGCTTGATGGTCGTCGGCCGTCTTTTGTTCCTTTGTAGAACGGCATCTTCAAGCTCTGGACTTGGGTTGGTAATGACATCAGTTATTCTTGTACTATGTGTGCTGCTAGTTTCCATGCTTCTTCCATTATTATTTGTTCTACCCTCTCCATCATCAGATAAGGGTGTACTTCTTCGTACCTCTTCTGGAAATCCCTCAACTTGGTCTTCTTCCCTCTTATTAGAGTTCTCAGCCATCTTTCTGTCTTCATCCGTAAGTACTGATCTCTGATGTCTTCTCTCATTTGGAGAATCTTCGTCGATTCTGGTGTTTCTTTCATTGCCCATATTCTCAGGTAGAGGGTTTGGACTAGTTCCTCGCCTAGAGGCCCTGTGTATACCTTGTTGATCAAGGATTCTAGCATGTGTCTCTGTTTTTGACTCACTTGTTCTCCTAGAGATTCCACTCCCCTCACTTGATCTATGATCTTGGGTCGACGTTGAGATTGCTCTGTCTTTGTTGTTATCGTCGGCTTTGCATGATGGCTTGTTTTCTTTTGGGTTGTCGATGATACCATGGAGCCAGCTTCTGTCTTCTCCAATTTCTGTGGGCTTGTAGGATAAGACGACGTCAAGGAGTCCGATGACATCTGAGAGTGATTCTTGTTTTCGTGGTGCCTCTCCTTCGGCTTCAGGATCCCTCTCAAAAAAGAAGGCATCCTGATCCATTCGGGAAGGAGAGTTTTGGATGCTGAGGTATCCACTGTGAAGGTTGGTTTCGTGTATGCTGGTGGTGTCTGGTTGAGCTGATCTGTGAATTGTCATTCACCCTAAGTTTTTCTTACTTTTGATCTGGCTTCTATTGTCCAAGTATCCTGTTAAATTCCTCCTATCCCTGCAGCCGCTGTAGCATCATCATCATTCTCATAGTCAGCATCACTGCTGGTGTCTCGTTTATTGTTTGCCTGGCTTAGTCTCTGTTTTCTGTCGGCCAGCCTTCGTGCAATCTTGTTTTCTATATCAGTGATGTCTTCATCATTTGTCTCTTCTTCAAGTTCTTCTGCACCACGAATCGTGATTGTGTGGTTGCTGATCGAGTGATTCATCCATCTTTCATTGCTGTCATTTGTCCAGTTCTTGTTGTCCCGATCAGCAGTGTCCTCGACTCCAAATGTTATGTCTGTATGATCAATTGCCACTTCTATAGCTCCACCACCTGTAGGCTTGTGGTACGCACCATCCCCTCCTGAAAGGTTTGTCAGATGGTGTCTTAGTCTCTCTTTTGCTGTATCTGTCACACCTAGTTCTTCCTCCAGAGCACTGCTGATTTTGGAATCAGCATCTTTAGCTACAGCTTGTCCAAGTAGGAACATTTCCATGTCCAAATATGTTCTTCCAGTTACATACTGTTGCATAGCTTTGTTTTGTACCACAGCAACGCCCATTGCGTAGCTCCACAGTGCTGGATAGTTTCCAGGGGCAAAGTCTCCATGAACTGGGTCTCTGAGTATACATATAAAAGGGGCTCGGGCTCCCTTTGATAGATAGATATCAACAAGGCTTCTCAATTTGTTTATATCTGGTCTCAGATTTGATAGTGTCAGGGCGGCCATCTTCGTTTCTACACCATACTTGATGGTGTTCATGAAAGATGCTAATCCTGCATCTCTTATGTAATTTCCTACAATCTGAATGTTCTTCTCTAATGTAGTTAAATCTGACCTGGATGTGTTCATAGTCACCAGAGTTTCTACCATAAGAGATACTAAGCTTTGTTGTGACCTCATCACTGCACCAATACCTTCAACTGTGTCTCCTGTGAAGACCAGGGCACTTTTAACGGTTCCATCCTGTCTGAATGCTTCTAATCTATTGAAGAATCCTTTTCTTAGACCAGCACTACTTGTTATGGCTTTAACCAACACTATCCAAACTTGAACTATTATAGCTCCGAGACATGCAGGATATCCATATGTCTGAAGCAATGCCTCTAGATCCGCATTCTCTCTTTGCCCTTGGAACAATGGGTTCTTGTTGATCATAGGTCCAAACAACCACTCTGTTGTTCTTTCATACTCCATGTCTCTTGTTTTGACAATGAACCCATCTGTTTTTGTTCTTTTAGGATCTCTCTCTATATTGTATATCACATACTTGACATCAGCATTGACACCGTTTGTAGTGAGATATAACTCCGGACTACTGTAGGCCATTGCAAGGAGTGATACTAAAAATCCTCCTCTTTGAGAGTGTTGTTTATCTGTGTCCAATGAGTGGGCTAAGAAAGTGGTTGCTATTAATAATTTATCTGCATCATCTGTCACACTCGGGCCTAATGTGAAGACAGAAACGGTACTTCTTTGACCAGGTATAATTGCTCCTCCGCCAGACTTATTGATGCTCTCACTTCTCCTGGAACTAAATGTGTCAAAAGTACTTAGTAGCCCGGCCATTATAAAAATTTATACTAAGATCAAATGTCTGTGACTTGTCCCTTTAAAGTATTACTTTAACCCTAAAATACTATTTAATATTATTATATATTCCAAACAAGTTTTTCCTCTTGTTTGGT